ATGCACGTTCTGATCGAACGGGCGGCGCGGACGGCTGGCGGGCTTGGGTTCTGCGTGCGGCGCGCGAGCCGCGGCTGGAGCGTCTGGCGCCTCTCGCCCACGGGTTGGGTGTGGCACGCCGACTTCGCCGGCCGCGACGACGCCGAGGACTACCTCGTGGCGAAGCTGGTCCAGCTGGACCGCTAAGGCCTGGGCCTGGCGCGCCCTCCCGCCGGCCCCGGCGCGCGCCGCACGCAGTTTGATTTCTTTGAGGGGATTGATGGCGCGGAAGGTGAGGGCGGCGGCGCCGGCGGCAGGCGAGGGGCCGACGCCGCTGGATTACATGCTGCAGGTGATGCGGGACGAGGGCCAGGAGCTGGCCAAGCGGCTGGACGCGGCCAAGGCCGCCGCCCCCTACCTGCATCCAAGGCTCGCCAGCGTGGCGTTGGGAAACCAGGACGACAAGCCGTTCGAGCAGGTGATCCGATGGGCGCTGAGCGAAGAGGAGGGCGCGCCCGATCCGTCCAAGAGGTCGTGATCCCCTATCGGCCGCGCCCGGTCTGGGCGGGCTATCACGCGAGCGCGGCGCGCTGGCGGGTGGTGGTGGCGCACCGGCGGGCGGGCAAGACCGTGGCGGCGCTGAACGAGCTGATCCGCACGGCGCTGACCTGCGACAAGCCCCAACCGCGCTGCGCCTACGTCGCCCCATACCTTGGCCAGGCCAAGGCGGTGGCCTGGGATCACCTCAAGCGGTTCACCGCGCCGATCCCGGGGGTGAGCTGGAACGAGGCGGAGCTGCGGTGCGACCTGCCGAACGGCGGGCGGATCCGGCTGTATGGGGCCGACAATCCCGACGCGCTGCGGGGCCTCTACCTGGACGACGTCGACTGCGACGAGTTCGGCGACTGGAACCCCAGGGCCTGGACCGAGGTGATCCGCCCGGCGCTGTCGGATCGCGGCGGGCGGGCGAGCTTCACCGGCACGCCCCGGGGCCGGAACAGCTTCCATGCGCTGCGCGAGCGGGCAGCCGGGGGCGAGCCTGGCTGGGCGCTCTGGGAGCTGAAGGCCTCGCAGACCGGCCTGCTGTCCGCAGAGGAGCTGGCGGACGCGCGGGCCAGCATGGATGCGGCGGCCTTCGCCCGCGAATACGAGTGCAGTTTCGAGGCCTCGGTGGAGGGCGCCTACTACGCCGCCGAGCTGGCGGCCTGCGAGGCGCAAGGGCGGCTCTGCCGAGTGCCCATCGAGCCCACCGCCAAGGTGGACACCTGGTGGGACCTGGGCATCGACGACGCCACCGCCGTCTGGTTCGTCCAGGACGTGGGGCCCGAGCGGCGCATCGTCGACTACCTGGAGGTCTCGGGCGAGGGGCTGGCGCAGATCGTGCGGCGGCTGGAGGCCCGCGACTACCGCTATGGCCGCCATGTGCTGCCGCACGACGCCCAGGCGCGCGAGCTGGGGACGGGGGTGAGCCGCGTCGAGACGCTGGGCGCGCTGGGCCTGCGGGACATCGAGGTGGTGCGCGCCATGAGCGTGGCCGACGGGATCAACGCGGTGCGGCTCTCGCTCGCGCGCTGCTGGTTCGACGCCGAGCGCTGCGCCCAGGGGATCGAGGCGCTGCGCCAGTACCGCCGCGAATGGGATTCCGCCCGCCAGGTCTGGCGCGAGCGGCCTTTGCACAACTGGGCGAGCCATGCGGCCGACGCCTTCCGCTACGGCGCGCTCTCCCGGCCGACCGTGAAATCGCCAGCCAAGCTGGCCCTGCCAAACCTGGGGATCGTCTGAAATGGCCGGACTCATCTACACGCAAGACAGCGACCTGAAGAACCAGACGCCGGTCGGCGCCAGCAATCCGCTGCCGGTGTCGCCGAGCACGAGCGCCGGCGCGCCGGCCGTTGTCGCCGGCGGCTCGTCAGGGGGCGCGGGCGCCCCCATGATCCCGGTCGGAGGCACCGACGGCAGCAACGTCCGCGTCTTCAACGTCGACAGCGGCGGGCGGCTGTTCGTCACGCCGCACGCCGGCTCGGCGGCGACGGCTGGCGGCATCCCCAACGTGGCGCGGCTGGTGGCCGCGGCGGCGACGACCAATGCGACGCTGGTCAAGGGCGGCGCCGGAAAGCTGTTCAAGCTGCGCGGCTATAACGCCGCCGCCGCGGTCCGATACCTGAAGATCTACAACAAGGCCTCGGCGCCGACGGTGGGCACGGACACGCCCTATCTGACGATCGCGCTGAAGCCTTCGGACCAGTTCGTGCACGACTGGGGGGACGTGGGCCTGCAGTTCACGACCGGCCTGGCCTTCGCGCTGACGACCGGATCGGCGGACTCCGACACCGCGGCGCTGACGGCGAACGACGTGGTCGGGCTGAACCTGGAATATCTCTGATGGCTGATCCGGAGAGAGCGGACGGCCGCGACCCCAACGGCGAGACGCGGGGGAAGCTCCGCTATTCAGACGCCCAGCTGCTGCGGATCGTCGACGACGAGTGCCGGCGAAGCGTGGGCTTTGGCGAGGGCGACACGGGCGAGCTCGCCCGGGTGCGGATCCGGGCGCAGGAGTACCGGCAGGGGCGGATCAACGACCTGCCGGTGATGCGCGGCCGCTCGGCGGCGGTGGACTCCACCCTGTCGGACGCGGTGGACAGCCTGATGCCCGACGTCATGGAGGTGTTCTTCGGCGGCGACGACGTGGTCACCTTCCAGGCCGAGGGCGCAGCGGACGAGGCCCAGGCGCGGGAGGAGACCCAGGCGGTCACGCACGTGGTCTTCCAGCAGAACGACGCCTTCCGCGCCTTCCATGACGCCGTGCAGGACGCGCTCCTGAACCGCACGGGCCTCTTCCACTGGTGGTGGGAGGAGGACGAGAAGCCCCTGGGGTCGGCGGAGGCCGGATCGCCCGAGGAGGCCGCGGCCGTGGCGGCCCTGGCGGCGCTGGGCCGGCCCTGGACTCGCGCGCAGACGGCGGCGCGGGAGGATGGCTCGGTGGCGGTGAGCTTTTCGGAGCTGCGCGGCCGGGTCTGTTTCAAGGCCGTGCCCAGCGAGGACTTCACGGTGGCGGCGGACGCGGTGAGCCTGCGGGATGCCGCCTACTGCGCCCTGCGCGACCGGCCGCGCGTGCAGGACCTGATCGCCCGCGGCGTGGCGCCCAGGCTGGCGCGGGGCCTGCCGCACGCCACCTCGCGCAACGACGCCATGGCCAGCGCCCGCGACGAGGCCGGCGAGAACGACCGCTCGGGCGAGAGCGGGATCGACGACCTGCGCATCGTCGAGGTGCGCACCCACTACCTGCGGATCGACGCCGACGGGGACGGCGACGTCGAGGTCTGGCGCATCGAGACCGACGCCGAGCAGACCACGCTGCTGCAGAAGGAGCGGGTGAGCCAGATCCCGTTCGGGGCGCTGACGCCCTACCTGTCGGCGCACCGATTCTACGGCGAGAGCCTGGCGGACAAGCTGTTCGAGGTGATGCGCATCAAGACGGTGCTGCTGCGCATGCTGCTGGACAGCGGCTATTTCGCCCTGAACCAGCGGATGGAGGTCTCCGAGGACCAGGCCAGCGAGTTCACCATCGCCGACCTTCTGAACAACGCCCCCAACGTGCCGGTACGCTCCAAGACCGGGGCGGCGGTGCGGCCGATCTCGGCCGGCGGCCTGGGGTTCGACGTCTTCTCGGCCATGGAGTTCATGGCCACGGTCGCCGAGCAGCGCTCCGGGGTGGTGCGCAACGCCCAGGGGTTGAACCCCGACACCCTGCACGAGACCGCCGCCGGCGCCATGCAGTTGATTTCGGCCGCGCAGAAGCGGGTGCGGATGATCTGCCGGGTGTTCGCCGAGACCGGGGTGAAGGACCTGTTCCTGGGGGTCCATCAGATGCTTCGCGAGCAGTTCACCCCCGACCATGCGCCGGCGCAGATGAAGCTTGGCCAGGCTTGGCGGCAGGTGCGGCCGAACGCCTGGCCCGAGCGCGAGGCGCTGTCGGTGCACGTGGGCGTGGGCTCCTCCGAGCGGGACCGCAACCTTGGCGTCCAGGCCCAGGCCCTGGCGCTCACCGAGAAGGTGGTGGGGATGCAAGGGGGCATCGAGGGCCCCTTCGTCACCGCGCAGAATGTCTACAACCGCCTGCGGGCCTTCAGCCGGGCGGTGGGGGAGAAGAGCCCAGAACTCTACTGGAGCGACCCGGCCCAGGCGCCGGCGCCGCCCGTCGAGCATCCCGACAACGGCGCCCAGCTCGAGGCGGCGAAGATCGCGGCCAAGGCCCAGGGCGACCGGGCGCGGGCGGCGGCCGAGGTGCAGCTGGCGCGCGAGCGGCTGGCGGCCGAGCTGGCTCTCAAGCGCGAGGAGCTGAGCGGCAAGCTGGCGCTGGAGCGCGCCCGCGCCGCCGAGGCGCTGAAGCTGCAGCGTGAGGAGCTGATGGCGACGCTGGCGATCAAGGGCCAGGCCGCGGCGGCGGGCGCCTCGCGCTCCGCCGACGTGGCCGGGGCGGTGGAGGATCTTCCCGGATGAGCGGGCGGGACCTGAACGCAGAGATCCTGCGGGGGCTCAAGGCCGAGGCCGAGCTGGAGGAGACCGCCGCGGCCTTTGAGGCGGTGCGCGCGGCCTTGCTCACGGCGCTGTCGCAGACCGCGGTGGGGGCCGACGCCAAGGTGCTCAAGCTGCATATGAGCCTGCAGAACCTGGCCGCCGTGCGCGAGGCCCTGACCAAGACCATCGCCGCCGGCGCGCACGCCGGCTACGCCCGCGCCGCAGAGGATGCGGTGGCGGAAGCCGGGCTGACGCGGGCCTGAGCAGCCGAGCTGGAGATTTCCGAGATGGGCTGTTTCACCGACGACGACGACGAGGACGAGCGCGGCCGCACCGCGCTCGCCGCCGCGATCGCGCGCCTGCGCGGCATGCTGGGGCCCGATCGCTGGGCTGGGGCGACGGACAATCCCTCTGGATTCGGGGGCCTGCTGGGGCCCGCGGCGGTTCCGATGTTTGGACCGCAAGCCGCCCGGCTGGACGGCGAGGCGCCGACCATCGATCTGGCGGATGCGACGCAGGTCGCGGGTCCGCCGAGGGCCAAGGCCTATCCCACCTCCCTCGATCCGATCATCGAGGCGAAGGTCAGGGCCTTCAACAGGATGAACCAGGCCGATCCGGGCGACGACGTCTATCTCGATCCCGACTGGATCAAGGCGATGGTTCGGGTGGAGAGCGCCTTCGATCCCAAGGCCTACCGCAACGATCCGATGCAGGTGAACAACAGCGGGGACTGGAACGACGACTACAAGGCGACGATCGGCCTCAAGCGGGGCGTGCCGCCGGGCCAGGATCTTGGGGTGCGGGCCGGCATCGATTGGCTGGAATCCAAGGCCTACCACTACGACGGCAAGGGAAACGCCACGCGCTTCAAGGGCTGGCCGCAAGCCACCGCGGACTACAATGGCGGCGGCAATCCGCACTACCTGCCGGACGTCCAAAAGGCGTACCGGGACATCAAGAGCGGGCGATAGGTGTTTCCCATTTGTTCTTGACGGCCGCTGCGTCTAGCGCGAGCTTTCCTACGGGACCGTTAGACGGCGTGCGGGAGAGGTCAGGCCAAAATGTCCAGAACCCTGGCGTTCATCGTCGCCGCCTTCGGGGTCCTCGCGGCGGCCGATGCTGCAGCCCAGGCCGATTGTTACGCTGGGCTTAGGCCCGCCTTGGAGCGGGCCGGCGTCAAGGATTTGGATTGCGAACACTTCGACCGCGAGATCAAGCACCTTGGGCGGACCGCAGCCTGGCGCGGCCACAGCTACGACGTCTACCGAATGTTCTCGCGCGACAAGCCGAAGGGTTTCGGCGTGCCGCGTGGCTATACGCGCATCCTGATCTTCGACGGCGGCGGCCGATTTCTGGGTCAGTACGGGGGTCTCAACCAGCCCTACAGGATGAAGATCGTGGGCTCCGACGTTGTCCTCGATTTGCCGCCTGAGGATGGAAACCGCATTCACCTCGGTCGGGCTAAGCCGCCCGCACGAGTGCATCTGGATGGCGACTACTACGACTTGAGCAAGTAGCGACCCGCGGGAGGTCGTCTCCCACGCCTGTAACGCGCGGTCGGCCTGACGTCCGCGAGGGCGCGCTCCGCCATGGGCGGGGCGTCTCAGCCGCCTCAACAATTAAGAAGGTGATCCATGACCGACGCCCAAGAGGCGCCGCAGGGCGGCGCGCTGTCGATCGATCAGGCCGTGGCGCTGCTGGACCGGCGCGACGCGGATGAACCGGACGATGCGCGTTCTGAACTCTTGCAGAACGACGATTTCGCGGGCGCGGCCAGCGCCCCGGAGGAGGCCGACGAGCGGGCCGAAGACCCGGACGACGGCGAGGATGAAGCCGAGGCGGAGGAGGCCGAGGGCGAGGTCGATCGCCTGGCCGCGCCGAAGTACTGGTCGAAGGAGGCCAAGGCGAGGTTCGCCGAGCTGGACCCGGAACTGCAGGCCGTCGTGCTGTCGCAGGAAGGGCCTAGAGAGGAGGCCGCCGCCAAGGCCAAGGCGGAGACGCGCACGGTCCGGGACGAGGCCCTACGCCATGTCGCCGAAGCGAGCGAACTCCTGGAGGCCCTGGCCGAGACCCTGCCGGAGGCCTATCGCCAATGGCACGATCGTTGGGCGGGAACCCCCGACTGGGCGGCCATCGCCCAGACCCATGGGCCCGACGCCGCCAACCAGCTGCGGGCGCAATACGCCCAGGAGCAGGCGCGGCTGAGCCGGGCCGAGGCGGCCGCCCAGGCCGCGAGCCAGGCGCGGGCGCGCTTCCATGCGGCCCGCGAGATGGCGGCGCTGCAACAGCTCGACCCCGACCTGCTCGATCCCGACCAGGGCGTCGCGCGGCGGGGCGAGATCGTCCGCTACCTGGCGGACAAGGGCGTCGCCGCAGCCGACATCCAGGGCGTCTCTGCGCTCGAGGTCCACCTGGCCCGCAAGGCCATGCTGTGGGACCGCGCCCAGGCCCGGGCGCAGAGCTCCGCCGCCCCACCCCGGCCGGCCGCGCCGGCGACCCGACCCCTTGCGAGGGGCGGGGCGTCGTCGGGGCCGGTCGATCCCAAAGCCCGCAGGGCCGCCCAGGCCAAGAGCCGCTTCTCCAGGTCGAGATCGATCGAGGACGCGGTGGCCCTGCTCAATGCGCAAGGAGACTAGAGCCCCATGACGGCTCCGACCAACCTGTCCACGACCTTGAACGCCGTCGGCGACCGCGAGGACCTGGAGGACACCATCTACCGGGTGGCTCCGGAGAAGACGCCCTTCCTCTCGGCCATCGGCAAGAAGAAGGCCCAGGCCCGCTACCACGAGTGGCAGACCGAGAACCTGGCCACGCCCAACCCCGCCAACGCCGCGCTGGAAGGCGACGACATCGCCAGCCTGGATGCGCCCAACAACACCACCAGGGTCGGCAACTACTGCCAGATCTTCCGCAAGACGCTCGGCGTCTCGCGCACCCAGGAGGTGGTCGACAAGGCCGGG